GGCAAATGTCTATTTCCATACCGCTATACATTAAGCAGTAATCGATTAAGAAATAAATAGTAGCGTATGTCTTTCCCGACCTAGTGCCACCTTGCAAAAGTGTTATCCGTTGACTTGGTAGCTTTTCGTGTAAGTAGTCAAAATTAGGATTGGCTTTCATTCGTTTTCATAAACGGAGGTATATTCATCTCTTTACCGTTGGTTGTAACATCTGTATGTGTCATGCTTAACATCTTCCTTTCGTCATCTGTACATATCAGCTTCATTAGTGCCATTTGCAAAGCAGGAGCGTTACTTGTGTACCATTTAGAACGCATTGAAACCTTTAAGGTGGTTCGATTTTGTTCTAACAACTCTTTTAGTTCGTTACATTCGTTACTATCAATAGGGAAGTATTCATAAAAAGTTTTCTTTGCAATAGGTAAAAAAGAAACAATATCCTCCACAAAGAATAGTTTATGTTTAACTATCATTTCCTTTGCCTGTTCAAATATCTTTACTCTATCGTATGCCATTATCTAAAATTTTAGGTGCAATATTATTCCAACTTATTCTATGATGCCATAACGCACCCCTTTTCGTGTTATGTCTGTTGATTGTTAATTTACTATTATTAGGGTCTTGTAATACACTTCCAAACGATTTCCTATAACTTCTATCAGTTGCATAAATATGTTTAGTATTACCGTCTATTTTATCCATTTCCGCGGTTTGCGCCCCACTTCTTAATAAAGTTGCTAATCCAAAATTAGCTATTCCTTTTTGCCATTTACTTATTGAAAAATTAACATCTTCGTTTAATATCATATTTAGATCCGACAACTGCCATCTAAAATCCATTATCCAAACTTGCATTATATTTCTTTTATAAGGTTGTGGCATTGCTCCACCGCTATAACCACCAAATATAATTCCTGTTTCTAATGTCATCTCGTGTAATTTTTCAATTACTAAAATTAACCTTTCACGATTATATTGATTTATTGGTTTACTTGCTGTTAATCCACCTCCGTAATCGTCATCCAAACACACACAAATATCTCCGCTTTTTTGAGTTTCTAAAATACTAGCAACTCTTCCAACTGCCGCTCCGTTTTCAATATTCGTTCCACAAAAATCTACATACGATTTACATAATTCAGTATCGTAAACTATCGCTTTATCTTTATAGCTTTGTGCTAATTCAGAATAGCAATCAGGGATTAAAACTTTGTAATCAAACCCTCTTTTATCTAAATAACGAACGGTTTTATTTTTGCTTTTTTCTTGAATACTTAATACATAAAAAATCATAATTCAAAAACGCTTTCTGATAATTCTACAAAACCTCTTTCAAGTGCTTCTTTTGGTGCTAATATAACCAATCCTAAATCTTTAAAAACCTCTTTTATTTTTTCGTCTTGACTTGAATAATAATCGGCTATTTTTTGAAAATTAAAATCAGTAAAAAAAGATGCTCTCATTTTTAAAATTTCTTTCAATTTATCGTCAATTTCTAATAAATTGATGTTATTAATTAAACTTTTTGTTTTATCTAAATTAGCTAATTCGTTTATATCTGGAACGATTGAAGATGGTGTATAAAAAGGTATTTCAATATCAAATAAATCCTGTTCGTTCAAATCTTTTTCTATTGGCAAATCCAACCCCCACGCTTCCAACTGCTCAACATCCCACTCATTGGCTAATATATCCCAATCCCACTCGCCACCACTTACATTGTCTTTTATTAAAAACTCCTTTTGCTGTTCTTCAGTTAGGCTATCTGCAATTATTACTGGAATCTCTTTTATTCCAGCCTCTTTACAAGCCTTATACCTCATGTTCCCGCCTAGTATAATCATGTCGGTATTTACTACTATTGGTCTAATTTCAAGCATTTGAGGAAAATCGATAATAGATTGCACAAGCTTTTTAAACTTATCGTCTTTAATAAGTCTTGGGTTGTTGGGATTTAGCTTTATTAAATCTAATTTTACTTTCTTAGTATTAATCATATATTTCAATACGTCAATTTAACAGTTTCACACGCCTTAACATCAAACGAATCTTTTTTTAACACCGATGTATTATTGTAATAGGCTATATAATATTTACCAGTTGGCTTTTCGATTACGGTTTTAGACTTAGCGTTTAACATTAAGTCGAAACGTCCATCCGCTCCAGATATAGAACATCCACCGTATTTATCGGTGTAAATCTCAACCGTTCCGTTATTCGAGTTACAGTTAGTTTCTTTTGAGCAACTACCCATCAAAAGTAGTGCTGATAAAATTGCGATAATTGGCTTCATAATTTGTGTTTATACGTCAAAAGTAGTAAATATTCCACAAAAAGCGAAAAATTGTTTCACATTGCTGAAAAGTGTGGACGTTTTAACCGATGTTATACCACGTCAAAAGTGACTTCATCCCCATGAGAATAAAGTTTACCTCTAAACTCGCATTTGCCTTTGCCACTTTTTGAACGATATGTATTGCATAATTTCTTATTGCAGTATTGCTTATCGGATGTTTCAGCAGAATATCTACACCATACATAATCTGGCATAGCATCTTCCACTACAGCCTCTAAAACAGTTATAGTTTTCAATCCTTGAGCCTTTGCATCGTCCATGAAATAGTCCAGCGTATAGCAAGTTTCGCTATCTATATTTTCAAAGTAAAATTTTGGTTTTTCCATTGTTTATTTTTTTATACTTGTTAATGTTTAAAAATCTCAATATGTTATTCGTTTCATTGGATTCGGTAATAATCTTCCATAATCATCTTACAAGCCATGTCTACAATTAAATCAAATGCGATTCAACGTGTTTACAAAACGCATCTGGCAATAACCCAAGTTCTAACTTGTACAATTCAAACTCGAAAATTAGTTTAAGTTCAGTTTCTATCTTATCGCTCCATTTACCGTTACGAAGTTGCTCAATTTCTCGCTTTAAATTCAACTTTTCACCATATTTCGATTCATCGTAAACAATTTCGGTAAGTCGTTTTGACCTTTTTTGAATAGCCGAAGCGATGGATATTGCGTTAATCTTTTCAACTTTTTCATCTTTCAAATCAATTTCAGCCATTTCGTTAAAAACAGAGAACTTTAACTTGAAAAACGGGGACATTTCAATCGGTATTGACTTGCTCACAAGGTAGTAATCGTCAATAATTGATTTTAAAACCATGTTATTTTGATTCGTTTCTGTTATTTCCCGTTGACGTTCCGCTTCATTTAGCTGAATTTCTTTTTGCGTTTCGATGTTTTTAAGTTCTACATTATGTCTTTCGATAAGGTAAGCGTCCAAAACCTTAGTCATAAATTCGATGCCAAAAACTTGGTAGTGGTCAACTCTTAACGGAAACAACCCAGCTTGGTTAAATTGAAATGCAGTTAAAAACTCATTAGAGGTTAATTTATCGGCATATTTTAAGCGAAAGGTATCTTTTATCAACTCTATCTCAATATCGCTCAATTCAGCCTTTATTGTGCAAATTAAAAGCACTCTGTTTAAATTCTCTAGGAACTCATCTTTGGTGATCGGTTTACCAATCATTATTTCCGCTATCTTGCTCTTTACGCTTGAACTCTTCAATAGTGGCGTGATTTCTTTTAAGGGTTTTGATGTCGATACCTCCGATTTTTTGTGGTTTTCCATTGCTATTGTTTTGATTATTAATTGATTTGTGGATATTCGTTATGTTATTTTTTAGCCACGCCCTAAAATGTTTTTTAACATCGGTGTAATCTTTTTTCATCCCTTCGTCACCTTGCTGGTATAGAAACAAATCAACTCCGGCTTTATATTCTTCCACTGTAATTTTTAAAACCTTGCACGAATTTTCGATTAATTCGTATTCCCATTCTGAAAGTCTGATTTTAATTTCTTCAATCGGATAAACTACAATTTCGTTTTCGCTTTCTTTTGGCGCAACTTTTCTTTGCTCTTGGTTTTCAATTTCTGGCGAAGTGAAAATTACCGTTGGTTTAAAAGTTTCGTGTGTGGATTCTTCTCTCTCTTGTTCCTTGTTCCTTGTTATATTG